GTGAATTCCGCGAGGCAGGTTTAGTTGATGTTATGTCAGGGGGGAAAACATGATTCTGAATCAATTAGAAAATGTCGTTATTCGTGACATATTTATGGCTGACTATCCTGATTTCTGCGATGCCTATATTGAGTCAGCCTATCACGTAGATGGTGATGCATTAACAGACGACGAACTTGAGGCGCTTCTTGACGATGATAAAACAATGTCATTCGTCAACGCGCAAATTCACGAACATCAACTGTATTTATAACTAAGGGGAAAGACCATGAAAGAAGTGAAGACGATAGAGGAAATGAAGGTTTATCAAGACAAAATTAGTGCTGAAATTGTTGCGCTTAAAATTCAGATAGCGGAAAAACGCGGAGCAATGGTAGCAATGAAACAAACGCACCAAGCTGAATTGGACAATATCGAAAGCCTATCAAGTCTAAACGGCTTTAAGCCTTTGAAATTTGACTGGGATTTATTTGAATCGGACATCTTAAAGGAGAAAGTAGCATGAGCGAATATGAACAGAAAGACGACAGCGGTGTGCTGTTTAAAAACGATAAAAAGGAGTCTGACCAGCATCCAGATTACAAAGGGAATGCAATGATTGACGGAACTGAATACTGGTTTAGCGCCTGGATTAACACTTCTAAATCCGGCACCAAGTATATGAAGACTAGCTTTAATAAGAAGGAAGTGGCGCACAACAATGGGATGCAACAGGTGCAACAAGCGATAGCACCGATTCCTAAAGAACAGTACGCGGATTCAGATATCCCTTTCTGAACGACCCCTTACGGTCAGCCCCACCGTCCACAACGGGGCATCTTATCTGAGGTCTAAATTATGATAGAAATTTTAGAGCAGTTAATTGGGGGAATTTTCATAACGCTGTTTTTAACGGCGACTATTTTAGATATTTTTTACACATTAAGAGGTGATTATGACACAAGCACAAAGAATACTAGACCACTTGAAATCAGGCCGACCGTTAACTCGACTAAACTCGTGGGACGATTTAGGCATATTAGAAGCGCCAGCAAGAGTCAGTGAGCTGCGAGCAATGGGGCATCCGATTGAGACTAAGCGCAGACAAGTTCTGAATCGCTATGGTGACAAAGTAACGATTGCAGAGTGGCATTATGCTAGTTAAGTTCTGGTTGTCAGCTAACGATGTTCAAGAATTGACAGGGGCAAAGAGCCGATCTAAACAATTAAAGGTCTTGGATTTTATGGGCTATAGTTATAGGATTAGACCAGACGGCTCTTTTGTTGTTCCAGTTGAGCAATTTCATGAGCCAAAACCAAAAGAATATAAGATGGATTTTGCAGCCCTTGGCTAGACAACGGATCATTACAGGCAACAAAAAATACCCTTCTGGTTGGCGATTAAGGAAGAGAGGTATTAACGCCAAATATGTGATCTGGTTTAAGCCGCCCCCATCGGCCAAGCATCTGTGGAGCAATAAAGCAGAGATTAAATTGGGTGAGGGTAAGAGCCTAGCGGAAGCAGAGAAAAACGCTTTTACAGTGTGGGCATCTAAAATTTCAACATCAGACAAGCCTTATACACTAGGGGCTTTGTTCATCAGGTATCAGCTAGAAGTTATCCCAAAGAAAGCATGGCAAACACAGAAGAGCAATTTGCAATCAATGAGTAGGTTGACGGCTGTCTTTGATTTAGATCAGCCAGTGGTAGACTTTGAATCGCATCAGGTATTTCAGTATAGAGATTACATCCATCACCACAAAAGCGCAAAGCAAGCCAACCTAGACATCGAGGTTATATCTCACCTGTTTGCTAAAGCTATTGAATGGGGGTGCAAGATTCACCACCCATCCAAAAGAATTGTGGGCAAAATCCAAATTGATGATCGTGATCGCTATGTCACAGATGACGAGTTAGGTTATTTCATGGATGCGTGCAATGCGTTCATACGAGTGTACACCCCATTAAAGATGGCAACAGGTAAAGATAAATCTATGTTGCTTAGAGTTAAGATGAACGACATCACACCAGATGGTTTGAATTTTCCAAAGAGACAGAAAACTGCCGGGAAGAAAGGAGGTAAAGCGTCATTCCTGCCGTTTGTTTACGAGGGTCAATCGACTGGATTGAAGGAAATAATTAATGACGTTATAAAGTGGCGAACCAAATGGCTAAAGGTTCAATCATTCTATCTATTTGCATCGAGTACAGGACAGCCGATGATCAATGAGAAAGGCGAAACATCGAACTTCGATTCCCAGTGGCGTAGAAGTATGGATAAGGCGATGGATGGAACAGAATTATCAGAGAGATTTCAAGAGCGCGACCTTAGAGCTAAGACCGCATCAGATGTTGATAGTGCCGAACACGCTGCCAAACTATTGCAACATCACAGCACTGCTATAACCAACCGGGTCTATCGTAGAAAACCCGAAACAGTCATACCATTTAACCTTAAATAATTGCCCGCTATTTAAAACAAGGCCGCGCAGTTCGTGCGCTTCAAGCCTATTCACTAACACATCATAGTGGGCAATTATTTTAGTAAGTCATTGATTAATATAAGTTTAATTCACTATTAGCGGGTGGCTTCGAACCACTTGGTCGGGGGTTCGAATCCCTCCGGGTGCACCATTCTCACTGGGCTGTAGCGATTTAGCAAAAACACGATTGCCCACTATAATGCAGATTGCCCACTAAAATCACATAGCCACCTCGATCTATGAGATTAGTAACACCAACACATCTGCTCTGTCTTTCGTGTATCAACGTGTACAAATGTTTTAGCTACACCTACTGACATACCCATTGCTGATGCGTGTTTTACTATCTTTGCTCGTTGGCTTCCTCCAGATACTCGAATGTCAGATGCAATTCCTTGCGCGTGAGTGCCTAATTTTTTGCCGGCTGCAACTTTAGCGGCCTCTATACTATGTTCTTTACTTCTGAATCCAGAGGTAATTACAAAAGGAAATCCGCAAGCGGCTCTAAGATTATCTAGTCCTTTTATAAACTCGATGTCCATTTCGTTTTCGCCCGTTTCCTGACAGTTAAAATCTTCTATCTTAAAATACTTAAACATTACTTTTCCCTTTGAACGCCTTTCGTTTTTTCATATGAACGCATGGCTCCCATACCTAACATTCCCATTAGTATCGGAGTCAACAAAGATGGATCAACCGTTGGTACTTCAAACCAAATGGCTAAGATTTGAGAAATCAAGACGTTATATAGCAGCCCTACCCCGCAAATCCAACCGACAAATGGCCTCCAGCCAGCAACGAATAAAGACTTATGTGCAGCCTCTACCGCGTTGACAGCTAATTGGCCTTTTGCTAACTCTTGAGCATGGTTGTCAGCCATTGTTGCTAAATCATGCGCCAAGGCATTTTTCTGATCCTTGTCTTCAATAAACTTATCAAGCAAACCAGTGACGGGGCCAATCAGTTGAGCTAACATTACGCCTCCTCAACCTCTTCGACTTCCTTTAGGCTTTCACGAATAGCGTTAGCGTAAGCAGAAATCAATACGTTCTTTTCTTCTACCATCATTTGCAGCTGTGAAGACTCTTCCCGTAAATCGTTAACTCGTTTAACGTGCCATTGTGCTAGTTCGCTTAAATCGTTTTCGGTGTATGTAACGTCATCAATAGTAATCATAATATTTCCTTGGTTAATGTATAAACTTTAAGTTTTTCAGTTTTCCCCTTTGCCTCAATCGGAGGCAATTCTTTCAAGCTACTGCCAGAGCGTTGTTTGGTGCTAATACCTATTAACACATCAACCTCTGCTGCCTTAGTCCCTGACTCTAACCTAGCCGCAATGTTTACAGCATCACCAATAGCGGTGTAATCAAAACGTTGATCTGAACCCATATTGCCTACAATGGCTTCACCCGAATTAATGCCTATCCCAATCTGAATGGCTGGCAATCCTTCAGCCTCAAACTCTTTGTTGAGGTCTATCATATTTAGTTGTATTTTCTTGGCGCATTTAATCGCCCAATCTTCATGGTTATCTAAGTCTAAAGGCGCACCAAATATTGCCATCATTGCGTCACCGATGTATTTATCTACCATGCCGTGACACTGCGCTACCGCTGACTGTTGGGCCGTTAACGCCCTATTCATTATATAGGTAACTTGCTCTGGTGACACTCTTTCGGACAGTGCTGTAAAGCCCCTAACATCGGTAAATAAGAACGTACAATAACGCTTCTCACCGCCTAGTTTTAAGAGTTCAGGATTATCTTGTAATCGCTTCACTTGGCGAGGGTCTAAATAGTGTTCAAACTGCTTTTTAATTAGCTGTCTTAGTTTGTATTGTTCTTTGTAATTAAGGTAAAACGTAGCGGATGCGACCACGAACTGAGAGATCATTGCCCAGGTTACGTCTATTAAAATGCCTCGCTGTATGAGGTAAACACCAAACGCGCCCATTGCTGTGATCGAGGCCACCGATAACGCTAGGCCAAGATAGACACCAAGAT